GTGACGAGCTGGACACCCTCGTTGTTCACCCTTCTGTTGGCTACTACCTGTATCAGGTTGGCCTGCTGACCTTCTCTACCTCTGCGCTGTCTACTGGCGGTGCCGTGACCTGGGGTGGCGGCGGTGTTGGCGTTGGTGCTCGTTCTATTGGCGAATTTGCCGGTATGAACGTGATTATGGATCCTGCAGTTAATACTGTGGCTCCTGGCACTGGCGGTCACCAGCGTGAGTTCTATTGCTATCTCACGAAAGCTGGTTCGATCATGGAGGGCGTTCAGCAGGAGCTTCGCATTGAAGCTGACCGGAACGTGCTCTCGAAGCAGGACGTCCTGTCTGTTGACTACCACTCCACCTATCACGTGATGGGCACTAAGTGGGGCGGCAGCTTCGACAACCCGAACAACAGCGACCTTGCCACTGCTGGCAACTGGGCCGCGACTTACGACATTGATCTGGTGCCTATGGTTCAGATCACCGTCAACAGCTCGCTGGATACCAGCACTATCTGATCTTGATCAGAGTAAAGGCCCTACCATTAGGTGGGGCCACCTTCTTTTTTGGCATGGCATACGGCACTTCCAAAAAGCTGACCACCCGGCAAAAAGCTGCGATGGAACGCCATGCAGAGCATCACACCAAAAAACACATGGCCGAGATGCGGCGTCTGATGAAGGCTGGTAAGACCTTTACAGAAGCGCATAAAATGGCAATGAAAAAAGTAGGGAAGTAAGCCGTGGCTGCAACGATCAACGCTACTCTCAGCAGCGCGTCAGCCAACAGCTACGTGACCTTGGCTGAAGCCGACGCATATTTTGAGACCGTTCCAAGCAGCACTAACTGGGACAACAAGACGGACGACAAGAAAAACCGTGCATTGATTTCAGCCACTCGCTGGATTGATACGTTGAATTTTTATGGTGATCGTTGCGATGCAGACCAAGCTTTGAGCTGGCCTCGCAATAATTATCATGTTGACCGGGTAGAGCTAGTTTGCACAGCCATCCCAAACGACATCAAGTACGCAGCATTCGAGTTGGCGAATGCTCTAGCCAATGACACGGACTCAATTACAGGGTCTACCGGCGATACGGGGTTATACGAGTCCGTCAAGCTCGGTGAGATGGAAGTTAAGTACAACACTTCTAGTCAGGCTACGGGAACGGTCAATAATGTCTTTGATGTTTATCCTTGGCTCCAGTCTTACCTTGGTGCTTATTGCCTTGGTGGGAGTGGCAGTTACCAAGTCCGTACCGTAAGGGGTTGACATGGCTGGAGCGCTAGACAGTCTTTTCAAGAACGTCGCCAAGTCGGTTGTTGCTGACTTGGGCAAGTCTTTCGACCATACAATTACTTATACAAAGAAAGCATCTCCTAGCTATAACGTTGCCACTGGAGCGTTGACAACGACTGACACGACATATTCAATTGACGTGCCAGTTGAATTTATTGATTCTACGGAAGAACAGGAAGGGCAAGAACAGCGTAAGGCGAAGCTGTATGTAACTCCTAATTTAATCGGCGACAACCAGCCTAATTTTGAAGATACGGTCACCCTTAGCTATGCAGGGTCCAATCGGGTTGCTCAGATCGTGGATATTCGCACGTACAAAGGGGGCCAGGAGTATTTGTATATTCTTGAGGTGTTGTTCTAATGGCAAGGAAGCGCGGCATTGGGCAGATTGTGACTGACCTTGAGCAGCAGATCAATAGAGACTTCAATGCTTTAATCGCTCTTACTGTTGAAGGGCTTTCTTCTGACATAAGCCCCGTAGATACAGGGTTTTTTGCATCCAGCTGGAAAGCGTCTACGCAAAGGCCACAGGCAAAGGATGAAAAAACTGAGCCTTGGTCAAAATATAAACAAGGTTCAAACAAAGGAACAGTTAAACCGCGCCATCCGATTCCTGAGTTTAATTATAAAAAGCAACCAACTGTCTATGTAGGGAATACGGCTGTATATGCCTTGCAAGCTTTTTCTTCTCCTAAATCAAGCATCCCACAGTTTGTCCAAGGTGAAATGCGAGATTTGGTAAATAGCACGTTCCAAGAAAAAAGGGCCGGTAGGATTTTTGTTCAAACTGGCCAGCGCTCAGTCGCACCTATTAATTATGAACAACTTGGTGGTTAAGCTATGACTCTTGTAAATGCTCGCGCTGCTTTTGAAAAGGCTGTAACCGACGCGGTTGTGGCAGCTGATGCAACCGTTTCAATGGTTTATGACAACGTTCGTTTTACGACGCCTGGCAAAACTAAAAAATACGTTGTCATGAGCGTCAACTTTAACCGCTCAACGCTGCAAAACCAAGGCGCAGCATCTGATTATTACAGCGGCGTGATTCAATGCAACGTCTACGTCCCAAAATCAGGTGGAACGTCGGTGCTGTCTGCGATTAGCGAATCTGTTATTGACGGTTTGACCTCAGTAAACGGCACTGGCTACACAGACACGTTTAATGTTTCTCCGAGAGTTATGGACGTTACTGGGCCAAGTCCTATTGAGCTAGAGGACCGAGCGCATTTTCTGGGCATTATTTCTTGTCAATTTACTGCAGTCGTGTAGTATATTGATCGAAACGGCATTGATTTATGCGGGCCACCGAACTGCTTCGGAACAAGTTTGGCGTCAGCCAGCTTTACAAGTACGAAGTAAAAGAAGGCGACGAAGTGGTGCTTGAGGTGTTTTGGCACCCGCTTACCATCAACGAACGCGAGTCGATCCAAAAAAAGGTCGATGCTGGTGAGGGCAACGATTTTGCGCTTGGCCTGATGATTGAAAAAGCTTTGGACGAAGACGGCAAGCGGATGTTTCAGGACGGTGAAAAAGCTGCTCTTAGAAACGCTGTAGCTGCTTCTGTCCTTCAAGAGATTCAGCTAGCCATGTTGAACTCTGGAACGGAGCACAAAGTGGAGGAAGCGAAGGCAGACCTCAAAAGCAAGTAACGACTGGTATTTTATTTTTTTCTTGGCAAAGGAGCTGGGCATGACGGTTGCTCGGCTTTCGCGTGACTTAACGCAGGAAGAGCTAGTCGGCTGGGCTGCTTATTTCGAGCTGCATAACGAGCAGCAGGAGAGGGCGATCCAGAACGCTAAGGCAGGCAGAGGGGCGCGAACGATGGGTGGGCGGTAGACTGGAGCGCAAGGCTCTACGTGTTTCGCTGTGGCTAACTACGACGTAGATATAAAAATTGCCTTAAAAGGGTCTCAAAAGCTGAAACAGCTAACTGATCAATTAAAAGCAACTAATAAGGAAGTCGGCAAGCTTAACGCTGCAACAATAAAAGCGGCTAAAAGCCAAGACGAATCTTTTTCGATTAAAAAAATTCAAAATATCAATAATTATTCAAAAGCAGTAGCCAAGGCTGAGCGTACTTTGAGAAGAGCAGCTGCTGGCACCGAGCAAGAGCAATTAGCAGTTAAAGCACTTGTCGCTGCTAGAAAACAGCATAACCAACAGTTAGAGCGCCAAAACAAGCTCTTAAAAGAAGAAGAGTTGCTGCAGGGTGTTGGTAGGCGGCCAAAAGTAAAAGGTTCTAACCGAATAAGCGCTTCGTCAGGGCTGTCTTCTCCCTTGATGGGAGCCCGAGACATAAAAGGCTCTCCCATGGCAAGAGCTTTTGGCTACAAGCCGGGGGCAGGCGGCAGAGGCAGAGGGAGTGGCTTTGGTGGCTTGCAAAGCGCTGCACTTGGCGTTGGCTTTCCGCTGTTATTTGGCGGTGGAGCGGGGTCAATTGCTGGCGGCCTGTTAGGCAGCGCAGGCGGCTTTGGCGGTCAAATTCTTGGCAGTGCCATTGGCCAGCAGCTTGATCAATTCGCTCAAAAAACTGCAGAGTTAGGGGTAGCCCTTAGTAAGGCTGGTTTAGACGTAGGAGCGGTTACTAAGGCTGCAGGAGAATTAGGTTCTGAGGCTGAGCGTGTAATTAACGAGCTTAATGAAGTTGCAGGGGCTGAAGAAGCTGCAGCAGTTGCGGCTGATTTGCTGGCAAACAAAATTGGCGAAGATGGCGTAAGAGCGCTTGAGGAATTTGGCGCAGCAGGCCAAGAGCTAGGTGCAGCAGTTAGCGAATTAAACACTGAATTTATGGTGTTGGCTGCGACTTTGCTCGGCCCCGTAGTTAAAGGAATCGCTGGTTTAGTCCAGAGAGCCAATTTAGCTTCGCAGACTAGCGCAATGCTAAGAGAGGGCGGGCCAGAGGCAGCTCGCATTAGAGCTGCGCGCAGGGCTTCAATAGAGCAAGGTGGTAGCGCTGATGACGCGACTGTTGCAGGCCAGGCAGAAGCAGCAAAAATTTTAGAAGAGCGTAGACAAAAAATATTGTCAACAGCTCGCGAAACTAGCCTAGAAAACAGCAAAGCATTGCAAATAGCTCAAAAAGAAGGTGAAATTTTAGAATTAAATGGAGATCTAACAGACGAAAATGTTTACCTTAGGAAGCAAGAACTTATTGAATTGCAGACTAAGGCCAAGTTAAACAAAGAAAATCTTACAGATTTGGAAAAAGAAATAATAAGACAGGAAAGGATAAACAAATTAAAAAACCTTGAAAATCAGCGAACCCGTGAGTTAGAAGAACAAGGCAAAAAAGACCAAAAAGAAGCAGAAGCGTTTGAGCAAAAATTTCAGCAAAACCTTAAAAAGCGTCGTCAGTTGAACGCTAATTTACTTGCAGAAGGCAGCAAGCAGCAGCAAATTGAAAACAAAATAACTGAAGCAACTGAGGGCCGAGCAGCAGCAATTCAAAGAGAGTTGGACGATATGCAAGCCGCTTACACCGCAGACGCGCAGAGAATTATTCTTACTGCAGAAAGCAGAGACCTTGCTCAAGAAAAAGTAAACACTTTGGCAAAAGAGTACGAATTAAAGCAACTGCTTTTGCGCCAAGAATACACAGAATTGCAACTTAAAAAAGATTTGCTTGCTATAGAGCAAAAGCAAACTTTGTCTG